CCCCCGCGGCCAAGGAAGCGCCCCCCGCGGCAGAAGTAACCGCCGATTTGATGTCTTCCGGCGTCAGCCCTGTATCCTCATATGCTTTTAGCCTCTTCCATACCTCCTTCTGCGTGCAGGTACCGTCCTTCCGACACGCCGAGTCTCGGCACTGCGCAATGTCGCAGAAATTTCCTTCAAACGTCAGTCTTTCCATTTGCCGCCTCCATCGCCCGTCGTATGATCTCTCCGCCATACGCATCCTTCGTCAGCTCGAAGAATTCTTCTCTCGTCATTTTCCCGTTCAGATTGATTCCGTGATCCTTCGCGAACGTTTTTCGCCCGGCTTCGCAGCTCCCAGTCAGACGGTGATGCCAGTCAAAGAACGTCATGACCGGATACGCCGTATTCGGCTTGATCTCATCGAGGAACGCCGCGATCCGCTGCTCCGCAGGCTGATCCGCAAATGCCTTGTCCTGCGCGTCGCGCACAGCCTCGCGCAGCGTCCGCCCGTGCGCGAAATGATCATCGACCTTTGCGATAAAGCACGGTTCCAACGTTAAATCATCATGCAAGATATAGCCCTTCGCGGCGTTGCCATGCACTGCCGTGATGATCGTAGGCACTCCGTCGACAAGGTTGACGTCGAGGTCGTCGTATTTTTTAATGCCGTAGCCGGAGCCGTAGCCGTAGCCGTAGCCGGAGCCGGAGCCGGAGCCGGAGTCGTAGCCGTAGCCGCAGCCGTAGCCGCAGCCGTAGCCGGAGTCGGAGCCGTCGCCGGAGTCGGAGCCAACTTGCAGGAACTGCCGGACCTTTATGCCTTCCATTCGCGCACCTCGCTGATATTCGCCGTCGCTTCCTCCGTGCAAGGAATCACCTCAATCACGCCAAGGACAGTCATAAACGGGACAGTCACGGTAAATTTGCAGTGATTCGGGCTCTTGGTGCCCTCCATTGCCAGCTGAGACAGGCTCGCCGCGCCATCCCAATACCACAGCCTGCGGCAATCAACCAGATCCGCCTCACTGCCTCTTCGTTCCGCGATCTTCGCGAAAAACACTCCCGCCCGATCGCACCGAATGATGTAATACTGATTATCGATTCCCATGTCTTATTCCTGCGGCAAACATTGCACCAATTTGTCAGTCTTTCCATCGCCGGCCTCCTTGTCTTCGTACTGCTTCAAGTGTTCGCGCAGCTCTGCGCATACCCATGCTGCCTGATAGAGCAGCCCGACTACGTGTTCTGTCGCTCTCACATCGTCAAAAAGCCATTCCGGCATCATCATAATCAGGTCATCGTCAGAAATGTTCGACTCTACATACGGGCACTGGTAGCTCAGAATCTCCCGCGTCAGATTGAGCAGGGAAATGTCTGCGCCGCCCTTTCCATATCCGCGCACCCAAACCTCTTTGTCCTTGACGTAAAACAGGTTGAGCGCCATTTCAAAATTGTCCTTCGGGTTATCCGTTGTAAGTCTTTTCATGCCTTTTCTCCTTCCTCCGGCGCTTCCGGCAGCGGCATCCAGTGAGTAACGCAATATCTTTTGAGCGGATCGTCTTCAATTCCAATCAGCGCGTCAAGGGTCAGCGTAGCGTCCCCATATACGCCGATATGCCATATTTTCTGCTCCGCATCAAAAAGTGCTGTTGAAACAAATTTGCGCTCGTCCACTTCGTCAAAGGGCGAAGAAATTGATTCAAGGACAGTGACGATACAGTACTCCCACCCATAGTTGTCATGTGCTTTAGGCAGTCTGTCTTTGACATCAATCCACTGTGGCACTTTCTCCCGCAGTGCGTCACTCTCGGTTGCGGCCTTCTCCGCCCTCTCCTGCGCATCCAGCGCCGATTCAGCCAATAAAGTCTTCCAGCGCAGATCGTCTTGTAGCTTTTTGATCTCGCTCGACTGCCTGTCCGCTAACGCTTGCAAAGACTCGAGCTGCTTTTCGTAAGCCTGCTTCTGTGAGCGTTTTAATTTTCCGAGACTCGCACCCTCGCGAAGTGCTGCGTTTTCGGCGGTCAGCCTCTCGATGAGGTCAGTTGCTGCCCTAACTAAGTGCTTGACGCATTGGTCGACGTTCAAAAGATTGCACGTTCTGCAATCGCCTTCTTTGTTTAGGCATAGTCTCATCGCCTGCATAATTTCTTGGCCTGTCATAACGACCTCCTGATTTTCAAATATTGGTTTTCGTTGTGCGTGTACTCTGGGAAAAACAGGAGCAGTCTCGCCGTCAATATCGCCGTCTTGGTCAGCTCCCGGTCTGTGAAGAACCACCCTCTCCAGCAGAGAGAAGCGTATACGCTCTTATCGACAATCTCAGCGTTTTCCTTTGCGCAGTTTTTTGGGTTTCCGTCGAGCCATACAAGTTTCCCGTCTCGCCCTGGAAAATACTTTTCCTTGAAATATTTGTTCGCAGCAGCATAACCGTTCTCCGTTTTAACCCTCGCCGACTTTTTCCCATTCCATATGACCGTCCCAACGGGGTTTTTCTGTCTTAACAGTTCTCTGCGGACATTATGCGTTCCCTTGCGAAGTCCAAGCTTTTGCGCTCTTTTTTGCAAATTACGAAAATTTGTCGGATGCTCAGGAAATCTTGCCACAAACTGTTCTGTCAGATCATAATAAGTCCGTGCGGTTTGCGTATGTTCCCGAAGAAATGCGTCCTGCTCCGCAGTAAACCTAATCGCCATTCAGTTCTCCTACGACGCTATTGATGCGCTTTCCGTCCGCTTTTGTGTATTTATCGGCACGCATAACAACGTCTGCGTTATTGATCATCTGCTTTGCAATGCTGGCAATCGCTCTCGCGTGTTCCACGTCCGCCGTACCATTCACCATCGCAGATATCTGTTCCCCAAGAACATTTTGCAGCTCAAGTAATGTCATTTTTTCACCTCCATCAGATGCCTCCACGCATCCCCATCTCCGTTTTCATCCCCAAAATGCCGTTTCGTGACCGCAATGCAAAACGGTTCAAGGTTTTCCGGTTTTCACATTCTCTTCACTTACCGGATTGTACCGTCTAATCATCCAGTGCAATTTCGAATGTTCACTTTTCGTCATAACGGCAAGATTTTCTGGGCGGTTATCCGATTTTCTTCCGTTTATATGATGCACCACTTCATTTTCAGTTCTGTCATGCTTCCATGTATAGCCCTGACCGTTCACCCGCAAGCCCTTTCCGCTTCCCCGCAATAGATAGGTCCTGGCTAACAGGGTGAGCCTCCGATTATGCAGTCGACCGGTTCAATTTCCGCGCCGTGCATCTTGCAGATATCTCCGCAATGCTTCACCGTAAATCACCTCCTTACAGCCGTCCTTCCTTCCGATCTCTTTCCGTTTTTTTCTTTCTGCCGATTGCTGCAGCTGTCAGCGCCCTCCGGTTTTGCTCCTCCTCGATTTTTCTCAGCCTTTCGGCATACTCGCTATGCTTGATAGCCTCGTACCGCAAAAACGCCTCACAGCCGCTTCTACAGCCTACAGAACGTCTCGGACAATCCTGTCTGCAAGGGCAGCGCTCGTCAAAGCGATGCGGAATCCTAGCCATTTCTGTTGCTCACCTCCACTCGCTCATACTGGTCGGCATTGTCAAAAATCCATTTGTGCTGCCATGCGTCCATATCGTTCACGCAGCCATCGCACCAGATTCCCTCACCGCCGAAGTTCCAGCCCATTTCACCTTCGTACATCTCGCCGCCGCAATTGCGGCAGAAGCATACAGGCTCGTCCTGCGGCTTATCAATCCCCATTTTGCAGTCCCCTTTCCATCATCTTCCGCACCGCGTCCCGCTCAAACTCGCCCATATCGTTCCCATGCTGGATGTATGTAGCGTTTTTGCGCGCTGTCGCTGTCCGTCCAACAGCTCCGCCTCTATCCTGCTCTCTGGCAAGCCAACGCACGATAAAGGCATTAATTCCACGGCGCGTCTTGCGCTTCGCCGGATTCGCGTCCAGCCAACCACGCATCCCCCGAAGCTGCTGTATCACGTCGACAGCAGGATACAAGCCCGCCCATTCTTGGCATTGCTCCACGGAAACGGGATAGTCCGTTCCGTCGTTCAGGGGGAGGACGATCGCAGGCGGCGCGGGAGGCGCTTGCGGCTCCGCGCTACCTTCCGCATCTCGAATAGCGAATATCGAATTCGATTCTCGATTCTCGAATACGGGAACATTTGAAATCATTTGCTTGCATATGTTTTCATCTGCTTGTAAACTGTTTTCAGGCGCGGGATACTTGCTAACTTTCGCGCGCTGTGTCTGGTACTTGCCCCATGTTGGTAAACAAAGGAAGCGCTTACCCTCAAACACATACAGAGTAATCAATCCAGCGTTCGCCAGTCCATGAAGAGCAGTTTCCACCGTTTTCAGCGTGAGATTATCTTTAAGCGGGAAGAGGCGGTTTTTTACAACCCCAGCTCTCCCGTCAAAGCGCCCGAAATCATCGCAGTTCACAATTAGCCGATAAAACAGAACTTCTTCAAACCAAGAAAGCTTGTCGACGCTATCGCTTGTACAAATGCTTTCTCTAATAATTCTGTTCGGCATTTCTCATACCTCAAAACGGCAAGATATCGCCTTCGAGCTCATCGTCCGGCACGATATCGCTGCCGTCCGGAGCCTCGCCGATATATGCGTTGACCTTGCTTGTCGCGACGTAGTAGATGCACTCGCGCGTCACACCGTCATCGCCGGTAAAGTGGCTGATATGCACGATGCAATTCCGCCCGATGAGATCGTCCAGCTCGAAGTCCTGCCCCTTCTCAATGCCAAGGGCGTTTGCATATTTGCCGAGCTTCGCAACGTCGTATTCGCCGGTCTCGCGGCTCCTGTAAAAGTTCTTGAAAATGTGCTTGTTCTGGTACTCCTGCTCAACGTCTGCGCGAACAACGAAATCAAAGGCGATACACTCGTTGCCGTTCTTGGTGGTGGCGTAGCCGCAGCTCTTCACATACACCTCATAATCGCCCTTCTTCATCAAACCGCCGTCATTCTCGACTGCCTTAAATGCCATATACTTTGTTCTTCCTTTCTTCGGTCATTGACCAGTATTTTTTGTAATCTTCCAGATTTTCCGTTTCATAAAGCCAGCGCAGGAAGCTTTTAACTGTGTCCTCAATCGGTCTGAAATCGCCGCGCCTGTAAGTCTCTGTGTAGACGGTGGTTCCGTCAAAGACCAGATACGTAAATTTTCTTGCTTCCGGGCAAAGCTCCATATACATCGGATGCTGCGGGCTGTTGAGGTACTTCCCATACTCGTAGCGGGTGACCTTTTTGATGTCGTAGATCGTGCCAGCCTTGACATAATCACAAAGACCGTACACGCCGAAATCCATACCGCAGACGCTGAGTGTGCCGCTGACTGGGACCTGTGCTTGCCCGCCCATGCAGATTCTTGCAATTCTGCGTGCCGCCTTGTCCCATTTTTCACTTAGCGGCTCCGGAGTGCCGCCGTCTACGATGGTATTGACTGTCGCCTCAAAGTCGATTCCAGCCTGCATTGCCTTTGTTTTTTCCTTCTTGATCAGATGCAGCGTATCCAAAAACTCAGCATACGCAGCGTCCGCATACGCCTCATCTGCATCCATCAAATGCCGCCAGCTAGACAGCAGACTTTGCGTTAGATAGTACATATGCGCCCTCCTTCGCGCTCCATTTCAGCCCGCAAGCCTTTACCTTGGCGGACAGGAGCTTTCGAAGCTCCGCTTTGCTGGTGAGTGCGTGTTCGACCTTGCCGAGCTCGTCCGTAGCGGCTTTTGCGGTCTCCGCGTCCGTGATCGTATCGATAACGGCATTGCCGTATGCCATCGCCTTATCGTAGGCTTCGCGCTCGCCGCTGAACACCGCAGATTCCTTGTTGATATTCTCCTGCGCCCGTTTGAACAGCAGCGTCAGGAAATTGTTGTCCTGCCCCGGCTTAAGGTCCGGGACCGGGATAACGCCGCTCACGCCGAAGCATCCCTTTGCGAAATATTCCTCGGTAGGCGTAAAGCCAATCACGCGCTTACCGCCCATCATGTACATATGCCCGCCGAAATCAGCCGGGGTCCATACGATATCTTTTGTGCTTCCTTCGCAGGAAAGTCGGGTCTGGATGGTGTCGCCCTTCTGCTGCTCGGTCGTGTGAAATACGACGACCAGATGCTTTTTGTCCTGATTCCGAATCTGCCAGCATAGCCGGTCAAACTCGGCTTTAATAACGCCATACATGGCGCGCCCATCTCTTGCCGCCTTCGTGTCGGTCTTTTTCGCCCAATCCTTCATGAGCTGCACAAGCGTCCCGCCAGTGTCAATCACGACGCTCTCAGCGGCTTTGTATTCATCTGAATCCATGTCGCCGAGCAGTTCGTCGTAGCTCGACATGACGGACGTTACAACGTCCCGGCGGTGCTCCGCCTTTACGCGGGCGATGCCGTTGTCCGTATCGAACAAAAACGGCTTCGGAGCGGACAGCGCAAGCGTCGTTTTCCCCAGCCCCGGCTGTCCGGAAAGGATAATCATAAATTTCTTGTCGCTGAAATCTAGTTCAGCAGCTTTTTTGATTGCCATCTGTTGTCTCTTCCTCCTGCAGTGAATATTCTGCGTAATGTGTTGTTTCGCCGAATCGATTTTTCCCGGTAATGATCTTGCTTCTGATCGGATATCCGGCGCGGCGGAGATCGCATATTCTCGCGCCGAGCCGGAGACATCCGTACTCTCTGATCGCGTCCATCGGCGTGATCGTCCCGACCGTTTTCAGGTGGCGGAGCACCTTTTCAGCTTGCGTCATGGCTCGCAAAAAGCCAGCGCGCCAAGCCCGAAGATCGCCATGACACCAGCTGTGATAAGCGCCGGTTTGATACACGCAAATCCGAAAAACACGGCTGCTGCACCCGCCGCCATACAAGCGACCGTAAAGCATACCGTTTCGGCGGTTTTCAGCGCCTTGGACTGCTTCCTACGATTTCGCACGATTGTGTCCCAGCGCTCGCCAAGCTCGCGCTCCCGCGCACGGCGGTGGTTTTCCGACGTGATATACTCAACATCAAGCATCGTGCACCTCCGTAAATTCGCCGTTGACCAGTTTGTACCATGTATCAGCTTTTACGATTTCGCCATCGACCCGAGCTGTTTTAACGCAAACTGGCACTAAATGCTTTTTTTCTTCGGAGAACGCCCATTCGGCAAGCGTGATCCAACTCCCGATTTTGGCTTTAACGGCGCTGCCATGTCCTGCGCAGCAGACAACGGTGTCTTCTCCGGTGCTATCAATACGGGCGGCATCGCCACTTGAGCCGATCTGGGCGGCATCGCCACTTGAGCCGATCTGGGCGGAATTGCCACTTGAGCCGATGTGGGCGGAATT